GACATCAACGTCATGTACACGGGTCAGTGGACTGGCGAGCACGCCAGCAAGGACATCTACTCCTGGAACTTATTGTAGAGACACATAATTTTGAAATTCTCGTTTTTAAGACCGATTAGTTTATAAGATACGGTGTAAACATACACCACAAATTACACATTTTACCACTTATCTTTGGTAAAACTCTCAAATTCTTTCAAATAACTTGAAATATGGCAAAAAGACAAAGAACACTCGTGAAGTTGCCACCAGAACAGCCGGATAGGTGCCGTGATTGTCCTCTCCTCGGTTTAGTGCCAATTTCAAAGAGAAAGAAGGGAAGTCATAAAACCTATGTTTGCATTGCCACAATGAAAGCACTAAGCAGCAGAGGAATCGACATAAGTGCGAGTGCAAGGGATGATCACCACCCACTCAAACGACCATGCGATGACAGATGGGCATCATTCATGCTTGCTCCAAACATGAAACTTCAGGTAAATAGCCAGGCATATCTTGACTGCCGAATACCATACGAACAAAAGCAACAATATAAAATAGATTTTGAAGAATGAAATCACAACTCTATTACGAAAGAACAATCAAGGAAATGATCGTCAGCCGTAAAGGTCAGTTTGACGAGTTCCTGACACCACAACTGAAGGTCGCAGCTCAATGCTGGAGGATGGTTGACAAGTTGAACGATGAGATTATGAAGTCAGATATGACTACAATTGAAATCGGTTCAATGGGCCAGCAGAAGGTTGTTATCAATCCGCTCCTTGCCCAATACGACAAGCAGTCACGAACATTGAATCTTCATTTCTCTGCTTTGGGTCTCAACTTCAACCTCGCTCCTCAGAAGGTTAATGAAGCAAAGGCAGATGATTCTTTGTCAGATCCATTACGAACACTTATTAATGCAGTTAATAATGTAGAATAAGGAATCATACTTTGAAAGTCAGTTTGTTGACTACAAGGAACGCTCAGGAGAGCGAGACAGGATTGCTCTTGCCAAAGCAAAGAAACTCGAAGAAAAGTATAAGGATCGTCTTGTGCGAGTTGATATTCCTGGTGGATATGTAATGACAACGAGACCTGATGATTTCAAACATTTAGCATTAAAAAATAAAGATGGCAAATAACAACAATCAACCGTCATTCGGTGAAGATCTCGATTTCCTCTTTGCTGCAATTAAGCATAAGATGGAAAAGTTCGACAACGATACTCGTTCAAGCAAGTTCTACCAGTCAGGTATTATTGAAGGCTGGCACATTCACAAAGAATATCTTGAATCATTGAAAAAGAAACAACAATGACTTTCATCGAACATTACTTTATGCTTAAACGGCTTGAGAACTTCTACAGATACCACTGCCCTACAAAGAATGACATAGATATGTTCTTGTATGACTACTTTGGATTTGAAACACCAAGAAGTTCTCTTTACCGTTACAACAGGGAAATAGAAACTTTGTTCAATTGCAGAATAATCGTGAATTCATACTCCAAAAAATACAGATTGATATACAATGACAGTAGAAGAGAAAAAGAAACTTAAAGAAGATGTTCTCCGCTTCCTTCCTGATATGGTTGACTATTACAAAAAGGATATGGTTGCTGTTGATGAACGGCTATACATTTACTGCAAGGATGTTTCAACAAATGAAGGAGACACTCATAACTTGTATGAAATACTTTCTGTAACTAAGTTTTGCCGTTTGCTTGATACCTATGAATGGAGAGTTGAAGAGGCTAAAAAGTTCATAAATATGTATGAGGCACTGAAGTTCAACGGAATGAACGGAAGACAAACATACAAGTTGACTCCTATCCAGGTGTTCCAGTTCTCTTCTATATTCGGTTTCTATCGTGAAGACGGTACAAGACTATGCAGACAATTCATTCTGTTCCTGCCAAGAAAGTTTGGAAAGACAACTGCCGTTGCAAGTCTCGCTGTTTACGATATGTTGTTTGGTGACAGCAACGGCCAGGCATATATGGCCAGTAACGCTGAGAACCAGTCATCAATCTGCTTTCGAGAGGCAAAGCAACTATTGCAGCAGTTGGATCCTGATGGAAAGCGTTTCAGAATAACAGCCAGTGAGATGAACTGGAAAACACCAAACGCACTCGGCAAGGAATCCATGTGTGCAAAGCTGACAGCAGGTGGACGTACAAAGGATGGTCTAAATGCATCGCTCGTGATATACGATGAATACGCAGCAGCGCGATATGTAAAGGATCACTCAGATGGTGCAGAGTTGCTTAATGTACTGACATCTTCAATGGGTACAAGAAAGCAACCATTAACTGGCATTATCACCACTGCCAACAGAGTTATTGACGGTCCTTTTGAATCAATGTTGAATGATGCAAAGGAAGCATTGATTGAGAATGATAGTGATTGGCAGTTCGCTTCAATCTTTTGCCCTGATGAGTGGGAACTTGATGATGAAAGCCTTTCTGATCCTCGCGTTTGGAAAAAGTGCAATCCTCATATCGGCATAACCATTCAGCCTAATTTCTACAAGGAAGAGTTTGAACAGGCAAAGCGCGATAACGAGAAGATGAAGGAATTCCGTTGCAAGTACCTGAATGTTTTTCAGAGTGACACAGTTCGTGACTGGATTACAGCATCGGATATCCGTAAATTGCAGATTGATCAGAGAATTGACGATCTCGATGCTGAAGATGGTTGGGTATGCATAGCAGCGCAAGACTTTTCAAAGGGTGATGACCTTAACGCACAGGCTTATCTTTGCTTTGATGGTGAGCATTACTTCTTTGACTGCGATGCTTGGATATCAGAAGATACACTTCACAACAATCCAAACCACCGTCTTTACCAGAAATGGGTGGATGATGGCTGGCTGAGAGTATCACCAGGAAGGACAATTGATGAGATGTTGGTTGTTGACAGAATCGCAGAAATAAATGAAAACGCAGTTCCTATTGTCCGTATCGGTTATGATCCATACGACAGTAGCAGATTTGTTACTGCCGAAAAGGAACTCATTTTCTCAAACGGAGGTAATCCAGATGAGATGCTGAAGATAGTTCGCCAGACATGGGGAAACTACAATGCTTCAGTTCAGGTTATGGATTATCTTGTGAAGACTGATCCTGCTATCTGCCATTTCTCAATGAATCCTCTTTTGCCTTGGTGCTTTGGCAATTGTGTGCTTGAAGAGGACAGAATGGAGAATGTGAAGCCGGTAAAGCGAAGCCAGAACCAAAAGGTTGATGTTGCCCAATGTTGTTGCTCATGCGTTATTCTACTCGCTGAAATGCAACAGAAATTAAATTAGTTTACTATTTCAATAAAAATAAACGATTATTGAATTGTAATTCTTTTCATGAAGTTTGCAAGATATGTGAATTTGAAATCCATCTTCGCTGTGAAGCGCGGATGGATTTATTCTGAAATAAATTTTAGTGGTTAATATCTAATGTTTTGTTAATATCATTTGTACCATCCTCGCTGTGAAGCGCGGATGTTTTTTTATGGTTTACCCAAAACATAGTTTCATTGAATAGTGATAACTTTATTTATTAACAGTTGTCTTCAAGTATGTAAAGAGCATCTCCATCCTCGCTGTGAAGCGCGGATGGTTTTTTAGTTTACCAAATATGCTCGTTGAAACAATAGTAGATACTTATTATTAATCAACACTAAATTAAAATGGACAATTTCTTCTTTAAGTGGCCCTCGAAGCAGCGTGAAGTGATTGCTCCCCAGGAAAAAGAACAGCCTGCAAATTTACCAAGCGGTGCTGACTTCCGGGCAAGGGTGGTCACAGCTAACAGCGAGTCAGCATCTCTGAAGATTGCAGCCGTTTATCGTGCAGTTGATGTTATCAGTAATTCTATGGCGCAGCTTTGCATGGAGTACCAGCGACAGAACCGTGCGCAGAATTACTTTGTAACTGATCTTGGACCGACACGAGGCCGTAATCTTAACTATCTATGCCAGGTTAGACCTAACAGCAGAATGAATGCGGTGCAGTTCTGGCGCAACCTATCTCAACAAACCATTCTGCAAGGTAATGCGTATGTCGTACCAGTACGAGGTATCAGCGGTGAGATTGAATCACTGCAACTCATCACCAGTGGTTCCGTTGCTTTCGATGAGTACAACAATACCTATCTTATCAACGATCCTTTGAATGGTATCTGTGGTTCATATGGTGCTAACGATATCATCCACATCAGAAACACTTTCACCACAGCAAACGGACTGACTGGTATCTCAACACTTTCATATGCTTCACGAGTATTGAGCATTGCAGCAACTAACGACCAGCAGACATTGGAGACTGCTGCAAAGGGTGGCCGTGTGAAACTCTTGATGCAGCGTAAGCAGGAACAGACTCTCGGTTTCGGAAAGGTTAAGAAGCAGGAGATGGAGAAGGCTGCTGCAAAGCTGAACGAAGATATCTACAACAGCGATGTTGCTTTCCTCAACGGTGAAGGTACTATTACACCCATCACGATGACGGCAGTAGAACAGCAGTTGCTTGAAAGCAGAAAGTTCTCACTTGCAGAAATCGCTCGTCTTTTCGGTGTTCCTCGCAATATGTTGTTTGACGACAGCAACAGCAGTTACAAGACACCTGAAGCAGCAACTATTGATTTTATGAGCCGTACACTTGCACCGAGAATTCGCGAAATCGAAAACGAATTCAATGCAAAGCTGCTCGACATTAACGATTTCGGAAGTCACCGTTTCCACCTTTGTGAGCGAAACTTGTTTGCTCTCGACCTCACCAGTCAGGCAGCATGGAACAAGAGCAGAATTGAAACTGGTTTGGCAAGCGTTAACGAACTACGAGCAGAGGCTAATATGCCGAGCATCGAAAACGGTGATGATCACTATGTTTCAACAAACCTTGCTATTGCAGGAAGCACGAAACTCAGTGGTGACAATACAACGGCAAGCGCAGATCAAATTGATAACCATTATCATCCGTCAACTGACGGGGAAGGAGGTGAATTATGATGCAGATCATTACACTTGCAGCAATTAAGAGCAATTCTCGTATTGACGGAAACATAGAAGATTCTATCCTCGAAACATACGGAGAGAGCGCAGAGGCTATGGTTGAAAGCATGATGGAGCGCAGTTGGGATTCAGTTCTCGATGAATACGGATATATTCCTGCACCTCTTGTTCATGCGTGTCTTGAACTTGTAGACCACTGGTATCATTACAGAGGAATAGTTTCCACCACAGCACTATACAATGTGCCATACACGATTGATGCATTAATTAAACCATATGTTCAGTTATGACTGACGGATTTGATTTAGGAACATTCATTAGTTTGCTTGCGACATTCGCAACCGGATCTGGCATCGCTTGGATCTTCACGCTGAAGGCTACGAAGAAACAGGCAAACGCTGAAGCCGACAAAGCACAGGCAGATGCTCATTCTGCTGCCGTTGAAGCAGCAACACAAGCCGTTGAGCTTTCACAGCGAATGATGCAACAGGCAAAGGATGACAGGGATGAAAGCCGTAGAGAGAGAGACGAGATACGGAACCAGTACAAAGAGACTGCAAGCCGTCTCGACAAACTCGAAATGGAGAATTCAAAGATTAAGAAGCGTATCACTGCATTGATTCCTCAGCTTTGCTCTGTTGAAGGTTGCACTAAGCGCAGAGTAGTTGACTGTACAGATGTAGAATGATATGAATCCGTCAAATGTTCTATTGGAAAAGTGCAAGCAGTTTGAAGGATTGAAACTATCTGCTTACAAATGCCCTGCCGGTGTTTGGACTATCGGTTACGGACATACTCAAGGTGTTAAGCAAGGTCAGCGGATAACGGCAAGTGAGGCATCAACATTTCTGATGAGCGATCTCCGCAATGCCGGGAACCAGGTTGAAAGACTTTTGCCGTTCCTCACACAAAACCAGTATGACGCTTTGACTGATTTTGTATATAATCTTGGAATTGGAAACCTACGATCATCAACTCTGCTGAAGTATATCCGCGAGAACAAGTCTGATAAAGAGATATCATTGCAGTTTATGCGATGGGTAAAGGCTGGAGGAAAGGTCTTACCTGGACTTGTTAAGCGTAGGGAATGGGAAGCTGAGAGATGGTGCGGAAAAGTATAAAACATGAAACGATTACTATTTTTCATTGCAATAGCAATATGCTTTAGTGCTTGCACGAGAGTTCAGTATGAGGAAAAGATTGTTCTTAAACATGATACAATCACGCGAACACAACTCCGTATTGACTCTCTTTTGCAACACGATTCTGTTTGGATCAAGGAAACAGTGAAAGGAGACACCGTCACTATCCTGGCACGAGAGTACCACACGGTTTACAGGCCATCGTATGTTCACGATAGCATCTACATTGCTCATCATGACACCATCTCCGCCGAGACAATTAAGGAAGTACCTGCCAAACTGAGCAAATGGCAGAGCTTCCGTCTCGGTCTCGGAGATTTGCTGTTGGTCTGTTCAATTCTCGCTGTTGCTTTCGGATTATTCAAGTTATATCTTAAAATAAAACCATAATGGCATATTCTTCAGGAATGTTAGATAAGAGGCTTACATACATTGAGCCTGATAATGAAACCAACGAATACGGTGTTGGTGCTTGCACTTGGACTGCCGTTGATACAATCTGGTGCAATCTCACTTGGAGCAAGGGAGCAACTGCAATGAGAGCCGGAGAACTTCAGTCATATGATGTTGTAATGGTTAGAACACGATATTTCTCTGACCTTACGAGAGACTGCCGTTTGCTGATTGACGGTAAGTTCTACCATATTGACTCTTACCATGCAAGCAAGCAGGATAACACAATTCAGATGACTGCAACTGAGATTGAAGCATTTGATTATACTGAATAGCTATGTATGAGATTCAAGTAGCAGACAAGGAAGTCACAAGGTTACTCGACCAACTTCTATCTTCAAGTCCTTCTACAGAAAGAAAACTGAAGAAGATTGTTTTCGAAGTTTTGAAAGATGCAAGGAATGAAGTTTCCGATTATGCAAAGACTCTTCTTCCAAATGACCCAAGAGATGCACATAAGGCAGTATTCTGGTCACGATGGAAGAATTCTTTTGGAGGAAACATAAATATCATTCATAGCAGAAAAAGAATATCTCCTACATCATACAGAAAACCGATGACATTAAGGAAAGGACAGGTTGGTGGAAATAGGAGAAAAGCTGGCCGTGAAACAGATAGAATGGAAAGCTACGATTCTATTGACCGTGGATTTATCCTTAATTTTATAAATGCAGGAGCAAAGAAAGGCGGAGCAAAACGAGGAGAAAATAGCAGATTCGGAAACAGAGGTTCTATTTCTGCAAAGAATTGGTTTAAGCCTGTATCAGAGAAAGCGAGAGATAAGGCTTACGACAAACTGAGAGTTCTTTTCGAGAAATACATCAAAGAAATGACAAGTTAACTCATTATTCAGTTATGCAAGTATAGTAGAACAATTTAACAACAATGGATAAGAATAAAAATGAAATCAGAACCGTATCGGGCCAGTTGGCCATTAGAGAAACGGCACAGGATGAGAAGGGCAACGCTTGTGGCGAGAGCCGTACCCTCACAGGAAGAGCGATTGTCTTTGATAGCGAAAGCGAAGTCCTCGACGATTGGGGATACCGATTCCGAGAAGTAATCAAGCCGGAATCATGCACACAGGAATTCATCGATTCCCAGGATATCAAGATGAACCTTCTCCATGAGCGCAACCAGACGATTGCACGAAAGTGTGCTGATGGTAGCGGAAACATGAAGGTTGAAGTTCGTGAAGATGGTGTGTACTTCGAGATTGAAGTTCCTAAGTGCGACATCGGTGATCGCGCTCTTGAACTTGTTCGCAGTGGTGTTTACACTGGTTGCTCTTTTGAGTTCTACCCTGATGAGTACACCATCGAAGAGAATAACCGTGAAGACGGTGATGTTGACTGCAAGATTACGCACACACGATTGGCTGCCGTTACTGCACTTACCATCGGAATGGACCCTGCATATTCAGCAACTTCAGTAAATGCTCGTGAACTTATCAAGCACGAAGAAAAGTCTGAAGAAGTTGAAGATAAACGAGAGGAAGAACCTGCTTATGTTCGCCAGTCTCGTGAACTTGCACTCGATATTCGTAAACGACAGATTGAATTATAACCAACACAATTTTTCTTATATATTATGTACAATTCTATCGAAAATTGCAAGGCTGCACAGCGCGAAGCCTTGGAACTTCAGAATAGCATCCAGGATGCTATCTCTGCTCAGAAGCGCGAAATGACCGCAGAGGAAAAGGCATCTTTTGATGCTGCTACTGCAAAGTTTGAAACTGCTGCTCGTGAAATCACCGCTATTTCTCAGGCTGCTGAATACGAAAAGGTTGCTCGTGAAAACGCAAAGAGCGTTAGCAAGAGCGATGTTCTCAAGGAAGCTGTTCGTGAAGCACAGCGCACAGGCAAGAAGGACATCAACCTTTCTCGTGAAATTCTTCAGTTCGCTCCTAACAGCGGTAACAACTACCTCAATGAGCGTGCAACCGCACTCACCATCAAGGACATCGTTGATCCCCTCGAACTCCCCACTATCTACAACAAGGTAGGTATTGCAATTGAAACTGGTGTTCGCGGAAATCTTGAATGGCCCTGCCTTGACACTAAGGCAACCGTTGCTGTTAAGGGTGAAGCTGTTGCTCTTACCGACACTGACATCAACTTCAGCGGTATCATTGCAAAGCCTGTTCGCCTCGGTATCTCTGTTGCTGTAACCAACGAAGCACTTGACAACGCTGCTTATGACCTCCATGCAAAGGTTAATGAGATGATCGGCAAGTCTCTCGTTCGCGTATTCGATGAAGCTATCTTCAAGAGCAGCGCATTCGACACTGACTTCTATGGTCCTTTCGCTACCACTGGTGTTGCTAAGTACCAGACTTCTGCTGCTACTCCTACTTTCGCTGACCTCATGGCAATGAAGGGTATGGTAATGGCTCAGGGTGCAGACATGGTAGGTTTCGCTTATGTAATGAATCCCACCACCTATGCTGCTATTGAAGCAACTCCTATCACCAGCGGTGACTCTCGCATGATCCTCGAAAATGGCAAGATTGGCGGTTATCCTGTATATCTCGTTAAGGCTGCTACTCTCGCTGATGGTTATGTTGGCGCAGGTTGTTTCGGCTATGTAGCACTCAACCAGCATGGTGATGCTCACCTCATTGTTGATCCTTACACCAACAGCCTCAAGAATGAAGTAGTATTCACTCTCAACGCAGACTGGTCTCTCACCGTTCTCAAGGAAAACGCATTCGTTCTCGGTTACACCACCGCAACTACCGCTGCTGCAAGCCGTGAACACCGTGCAGATAAGTAAAAAGCCGTTGGAACATTCATAATGTCTGATGTGGGATGTGGGGTATTCCACTCCACTCCCACTCTTATGGATGACCGACACTAACAAGTCAATAAGTCATGTCTCTTCAAATCGGAAAATTCTTCTACAAGGCACTTAACAGCAACAATGCAGTGAGAACTGCCGTCAATGGCAGAATCTTTCCTGTAGCACTACGCGATGACAAAGATGATGTCGTTCCTTACATCGTTTACGCTCCTACCGGGATGAATGTAAACGCTAACAAGGATGATATCGAGTTCAGTGATGTGTGTACTGTCGATGTCATAGTTTGCGCAGGAACCTACACTGCAATGCTTAATCTTGCTGAATCTGTCAGATCTGCCGTTAATTCAGCTGACCGTGAGGATTCATCATGGCCGTTCATCGTGACGGACATAACTCTCAGTGCTGGTGCAGATGAGTTTGACGATTTGAAGCCGGCATACTTCAAGACTTTAACTTACCAAGTAGAAACTATTAAAAAGTAAAATATAATGGCAAATATCAAAGGACAGAACCTCCGCGTGATGGTAGGCAATAAGTGTGTTGCTTGTGCAACCTCTTGTACCGTTCACATCGCTCAGAGCCTCGAAGATGCTTCCACGAAGGATAGCACTAACGGCTGGACCGAACAGGAAATCACTGGCCGTTCTTGGGATGTTAGCGTTGATGCTCTCGTTGCAGTTGATGCTACTGGTGAAACCGTTGGCGATCTCATTGACCTCCTCCTCGGTGATACAAAGGCAACTTTGAAGTTCACGCAGACTGAAGGCAACCAGAACCGCACAGAGGAATCATCTCCTATCATCACTCTTACTGGTAGCGCATGGTGTAATGACATCAGCATCTCTGCTGCTAACAAACAGAATGCTACCTACACCGCTCAGTTCACTGGCGATGGCGCACTCACCAAAGCATAATTAAACCTATAAAATCATGGGGAGCCGTGATGCACAATCCTGGCTCCCCTTTTTCGGATCATTATGAAAACAGTAAATATCCTCGGCAAAGAATATAAGGTTGCTTATAACTTCAAGGTTATACTGATGTACGAACAGCTTACGGCAAAGCCGTTCGATGTATCAGATATTACGACAACGACTTCACAGATGAATCTAAACTGGTGCTGTATTTCTGCAAACAATGAAAAAGCACCTGACTATGACGAATACATTACAACTCTAACACCAAATGAGTTCAAGGAACTTAGCGAGGCTGTTACTGAATGCATTTCTGAATGGTATAAACCGATGATTTCATCTATTGAAGAAACTAAAAGCACTGACGAAGATTCAAAAAACGACTGACCGCACGCGATATATACTCCATTATCGTTGGTGAGTGCGGTCTTTCAAGAAAGGAGTTCTTCTACGAAATACAATGGTGGGAAGCCATTGCCATAATTGAAGGAATGAATAACCGTTATCATTCGCAGTGGGAATCTGCAAGGTGGCATGGATGGCTGATAACATCATCACTCGCTGGAAAAAACAGCACAATTGAATCCCCACAGGAACTTGTATCATTCCCATGGGAAAAAAGAAAGGATAAGTTCAAGGAAGAAGAGGATGAAGAGCAATTGCAAATACTTCTACAGGAAGCACGAGAATATAACAAAAAGTTGATGAATTGAATTGATTTGATTATTTGATTGTTTTTTATGGATGAGTCCCGTTTGGTAGTTTACCAATCGGGGCTTTTTCGGCTATTTGTAGAAATAAAAGTGCAATTATGGCAGATGTAATAACAAGATTAAAGGTCGATTCAAGCGAATACGACAATAAACTAAAAAGAGCTGTAAGCAGTTTCAAGCAACTTGCTTCAGCAGCAAAGGAGTCTGGATCAGGATTCAATGACGCATCAAGCAAATTGATGAGTGTAGTAAAGAATCTTGGAAACATGGAGACTGTATCAAGTTCGGCAAAGGCACAGATGAGGGAATATCAGAATGCAGTTGTTGACCTTACAATGATGTATAGATCTCTATCAGACGAAGAAAGGAATTCTGCTGTTGGTAAGGAAATGGCCAACCAGATTGCTATACTTACAGAAAAGGCAGGAGAGGCAAAGGATGCAATGATGGATGTATCAGCTGCAATCACAAATGCAGCATCTGATACGAGAGCATTCGACCAGGTATCACAGGGTATGTCATTCATGACATCAACATTACAGACTGGTATTGGTGTAGCAAAGCTGTTAGGACTAAATATCGGTGATGATGTTCAGGTGATAGCAAAGTTGCAGTCTGCAATGGCTGTAACCAGCGGTCTTATGCAGGTACAGAATTCATTGCAGAAGCAGTCAGCATTGATGCAAGGTGTTTCAACATTGCAGAAGAAAGCACTCGCAGCAGCAGAAGGATTGGATACAGCAGCAAAGAGTGGTAATATCGTAGTTACAAAGGCAGCAACTGTAGCACAGGCTGCATTGAATGCTGTTGCAAAAGCAAATCCTTACACATTGCTCGCTACTGCCGTTGTAGGTGTAGGTGTTGCTTTGGCAGGTTACTCTGTAGCAAGTTCAAAGTCAAAGGAAGAAGAAAAGGCTCACCAGGAAGAGATAAAGCGCACAAACAAGGCTATTCAGGAAAAGAATGAAGCAATGAAGAAGGCTTCTGATCAGTACGCTGAATCTGTAGCTAAGATAAAACTTTATGTCTTGACTGCAAAGAATGAGAATGCTTCTTTGAAGGAACGAAACGAAGCCTGCAAGGAACTTAACAAGATGGAGCCATCAATTGGTGCTGCAATTAACAAGACTACTGGAGCTTTTGAGGCTCAGGCTGGAGCAATTGATACTTTGATTTCACATCTTACAACTTATTACAAGATGCTTGCTGCACAAGACTATCTACAGGAACTTTACAAGAAGCAGATAGGACTTGAGATAAACAAGAAAAACTTTGAAAAGTGGGTTGGTAGTGCTACAATAGATTGGAATAAGGCAAAGAAGGATATGGAGAAAAACGCAGAAGTAAATCAAGGTGCAAATGCGTTCACTCCAACGAATGTTCAGGGAATAAGAGAATCTGATGCTTCAGTTTACGAAAACATGAACAGACAGCAGAAGAGGCTTGATGATTCCACAAGAGCTTTGAACAATACCGTAAAGGAACTTGGCATTGTAAATAATGATATCAGTGTAGCAGAAAGTGTTTTCGCTGACCTTACGGCACAGAATGGAGGTTTCACTCCTGCTTCAGCATCTTCAGCAACTAAAAATAAGTCAGGGAAGCAGACAACAAAAAAAGAAAATGTTGAGAATCCTCTCAAAAACATAAGTCTTGATGATTTGCAGATAGCTTACGAAACAGCACTTGAAGACGGAAATGTTGAGGTTGCAAAGCATTTGATGAAGGAAATTCAATCCAGGAAGATTGATTATAATCCTTTGAGCAACATTGATCCATTCAACAATCCAGATACTTCATCTATTATGAATGAGGTAAACGGATATTCACTTCCTGAAATGTCTGGAGTGTTAAGCGAGGATTCTTCATCTCTCACATCATACATTTCAAGCCTTTCTCAGATTCGCGATTTGTATTCCGATTTCCCTGATGTTTACGAAGCAGTAACAAACAAGCTATATGAAGCATACCAGGCTCAAACAAATTTGAATGGTTCTTTCAAGGAATGTTTGGAACTTGACATGAAAGACTACACGAATAGCATTACTGATGCTTATGGTAATGTAACAAATGCAATAGGAGGAATCGGAACTATCGTCAATGAAGTTGGCGAAGCAATAAAGACTTTCGGAGACGACAGTAAGAGCGTTGCTGAAAGGATAGGTGCTTCTTTCAAAATACTGTCAGGAGTATTTAGTGGTATTGTAAGTGTAGTTTCTTCAGTTCAAGATGCAGTAAAGTCATTCTCTGATGCAAGCGCAGCAGCTTCAGCAGTAAATGCAGCAGCAAAGCAGACAGAGACACAGGCAAATGTAGGAGAGGCTGTATCTGAAGGTGCTGTCGCAATGGGTAAGGCTGCATCAAGCGGTGCTGCTCTTCCTTTCCCTGCTAACATTGCAGCCATTGCAGCAGGTGTTGCAGCAGTAACTGCCGTTATAGCATCAATCTTCAGTATTGTTGGTTCATTCGCTGAAGGTGGTGTTATTGGTGGAAACATAAAGAACGGTGATGTTCAGCTGGCTCGTGTGAATAGCGGTGAGATGATCCTTAACGAGAACGACACATCAAGACTTTACAATGCAATACATAATGGTGCATTGGGTGTAGGTGGAAGCACAGGAACAAGTGCTGTAGGTGTTCGTGTAACTGGTGAGTCACTTTACACTTGTTTGGATAATCATATGCGTAGAACCGGCAAGAAATTGCCATCATAAATTTTAGATCATGAAATACATTCACGGAAAAAACATGAAAATCTATTCTCGCGGTGTCCTCGTTGCTTGTGCTACTGACTGCGAGATATCAGTTGATGTTGATACGGTTGAGGTTCTTCCTGCAAGCGATTGGAGATGGCCCGAATATGTTGAAGGCAAACGCTCATGGAGCGCATCAACTGGTGGCCTCGTTGCAGTAGAGCATGGTTTTGAGTTGAGCGAGTTCTTCAACGGTCTCAATACTACATTCGATTTCTCATGCACTGTTGGCGAAATAACTTACAGTGGCAAGGCAATCACAAAGTCTTGCTCAATCTCATCATCTGCAAGAGGAATACTGAAGTACAAACTTGCTCTCCAGGGAAGCGCAAAGCTCAGTGTTGTAGGTAAGGTGATCGAAGCAACAATTGAAGATGGTTTCATTGATGATGGTGCAGCAATGAACAGCTACAATATATACTCTTTCGTTCTCTCAGATGGAGAATTGTATCTTAAAGTACCAGACGGACAGGATTACTTATATTTCAGTTCTTGGCGCGCTGCAAAATACCCTGCGAGTGATGAACTGAACAGCACTAACTACATTGTTCTTGCTGGCGGTCATACATATGATTACAACACAACTCAGCAAAAGTGGATTCAAAGAAGTTAAGGTATGGCAGTAAAGAAATACATTGCAACTATTGCCTGTCGTGATGATCTTACGAGAACAATCACGATAATGAAGGAATCATCAGTTGCAGAAACAATAGAAATGGTCGTTACTGCTTGTTCAACTGATATGGACAGCAGTGACGATGCATTCACTCCGTTTAGGAAAACAACAGGATCAATAACGATTTACAACCAGTTTGGTAGAATTGATCCACAAGATTTGATGCCTACATCAGCAAAAAGCCATATTGTGAGCATTGTAAACAGCAACGGAGTATGTGAGTTCTATGGATATGTAGGAATGGAAACACGCTCCCAGAATTACCCTTTTGCTGGTGACACATTCGACATTCCTATTGTAGATATGTTCAGTGTTGCAAATGCTTTCTATATGCAGAAATCAAATTCTACAACTCTCGTGAACTCACAGAGAACTATGCTTGAACTTATTTACTATGCCCTCGGTAAAATAGGTTTTGATTCTTCATTGCATCTTCCAAAGCTGTTTGTTCCTGATAGCGATATGCAACCATTGAACTATGCAGATGCTTACAATGTAGAAACAACGCTTTTCAATGTCAACACTGAAAGTAATCTTGACGAAGATGATCCTGACTATGAGTATTGGGAAGGAATCACAGTTGAAGAGTTTCTTGAAAAGGTCGCAAAGTTCTATGGCTTCACATGGGTACAATATGGTTACGAAGCGTATGCTGTCGCACAGGATGTTACGGATTATCTATCTTTCGATATCGAACAGCAGATTTCTGAAGATGATGTATCATCAGAAACGATACAGATGGCGAGCATCAAGAAAGAAACAGGGAATTCAATCGATTACATCGCACAGCCATCGAAGGTATCAGTAATAGCAAGCAGAAATGAAAGTGATATTATTACAGGTCTTGATGCTGATGATTGGGTGTATTCAAAATACAACATTATTAGTTTTAGAAATAATTTAGGAATTTCTTTCAACAGTTTCAAAACAACATCAAAGAACGGTCTTTCTAATTTCAAAAAATATGGTTCTGACATTTCAGGCTATGAGGCTGCTTATGGTGGTCAGTTTGTAGAATTTGAATTCTATAAAAATAGCGGAAATGACAAGACTTCAACAAATGGAGAAGGTATCATGATACTTCCATTCTCAAATGGAATTGTTGATCCTGATTCAGCAACAACAAAACTTACATCTTCAAAAGTTGTTGCAACTTTCTACTCTCCTACTATAATTACAGCAGATGATGGTTATATTGAAATAACTGCTAAAGGGAATGGAATTCTTCGACACGATGCAGACGATGAACCTGTAAACTACGATGAATTTTGTGATCTTTCACAAAGCGGATACGGAACTATTTATTGCAAGGTTTATGTAGGAGGAGTTGAAGTAACAAATTCGTCAACACGAACACTTTCTTTCTTTGATCCTACTGACGATGATTTCAAGACTTGCACAACAACGAAGAAAGTACAACTTTCAAACCTTTCTTCAGGTGGTACTATTAAGATTGAAATTTGTTGTAAGGCAGGTTCTTGCTTTATGCTTATGTTATCAGACATAAAAGTTGAGTACAACAATGGAGGATATAAGAGACTTAGCAATGTTGAAGATAGAAGCAAGTCAACAAAAACAGAGTTCAAGTGGTACGAAAAAACTGGTTTTTCTGGTGATGCTTATGAACACAATATTGATTGGAATTCTTACCACATAAACCAAGAACATGACACTAACACTCTGTTGAATATAGATGGAACACCATTCATAACTGTTACAGGTTCTTATGGTAGTTATTCTTATGAAAAGTTCCTTTGCAAGAGAATTACTGACATCTACGAACACAAGAGTTATCGTATGCACATAGTGACAAGACTTGGCGCAATAAATTCTTCTGGAATAACGATGCTCCCAATTGCTACAATAGGCCGTCACATTGTAACTGGTTTCAGCAGAGATTACGGAGCTGGAACAGACACAATACATCTCGATTCATTCTAAACAATTAAAACGACCACTCCCGGAGTTTACCGAGAGTGGTTTTTTGCTGTATAAGTGAGGCAGTAGATAATCCCTGCCGTTTAACTAATTTCTTAATAACATGGAAAAAAAGAATCTTTATTTCAAAAGCGACTTCACATTGTTTGAGACTTGTGAAGCCGGGTACGCTGTACCATTCAAGTTCTTCTACTTCACCAACTCTCGAAGACTGGCCTATGAGGTTAGTTATGACGGTACGGAGTATAAGAACTGCGATCTTATGAGTGATGGCCGTCTGAAGATTACTTTCGATGATCATCATCTTGGAATCGGTCCTTTGCGAGTTGAAAGACAGTATTTCCTTACTGACACATCTTTCCGCACTGGTATCTGCGATGAGTTTATCAATCCTGTATTGGTTGTTGCAAAGGATGACAACAACAACGAGTTCAACATCTTCCTTTCTCTGAATGGTGATCGCAGCATTTCTGCTAATGTTGCTGTGCCTGCTTACTACCAGAAAGGTGACAAGGGCGATAAGGGTGACACTGGAGCGACTGGAGCAACTGGTGCAACTGGCCCTAAAGGTGACAAGGGAGACAAGGGTGCAACCGGCGCAGCCGGGCCCCGCGGCGAGACCGGTCCACAAGGCCCTCAGGGCCCGGCGGGACAGTCGGCGGAAGTTGTCGACAATCTTACAACGGCCGACGCTACAAAGGCACTAAGCGCCAACCAGGGCTTCATCCTCGCTCAGGCGGCGGAGATGCTCTACAGCAACGCCATCCTCAAGGTGGACCTCGATCAGCATAAGGACGGAAGCCCGATTGATAACTTGCTCCAGGCCCCGACGAACTTCGTGACAAGATGGTCGGAGACGACTCTCACCTCTGACCTCGTCCAGCCATTCGTGGGGTCGTACATTGTCAGCTTCGCCAACGGCTGGATCCTCTGCACCATCAACGCGACGAGCCGCACGATCATGAGCTGGATCGAGCCGCACGATGAGAAGGTATACGAGGCCGACGGAGTGACCGAAGTACCAGGAGGTT